CAGAAGTTATATGAGTTATTTGTCCACCTGATCCTGGTAGGTCTTGCAAGTCTGATTGTTTAGTTCCAGATGCCCAAGTTGTAATATCATTTATTCCTGACCATTGTATTCTGTTAGAATTATTTGTGTGATTACCAGTTACTAAAAAATCTCTGATTACACCTGAAACTTTAAATGTTGGTACAGTACCTGATGTTGAAATAGAAGATAAATCTGCAAAGTTAGTTGATGTACCCATTAAATAATATTGAGGTGCATCTACACCATTACTTGCAATTACATAATTACCAAATTGTGTAAATGTCCAAAAGTCTGTGTTTGTTCCTGTTAAACTTCCTTTTCTTGAAGTAAAAGCTCCACCATCTAATTGATATAAGTCTGTATTTGTTGCAACAAAATTAAATACAGTATTAGAGTTATCTCTAAATGAACCTGCACCTCTACTGTCAGCACTAATATTATTTGTTGAATAATTAACTAATGAAGGAAATCGTTTATAAGATTGTCTTGCAAAATATACATTGTTAGCAACATTCGCACCAGGATTATTATGTTCTGGTTGGTCAGGTAGCCACTCTCCAAAGGGTATTTGCATTATTATCCTATTGGTTATTATTTGTTATTGCAACAAAGTTATCGTTAAATGAACCTGCAACAGTTACATCCCCTCTTTGTTGTAATGGTGCATTTCCATATTGATCTTCTCTATCATTTCTCTCAAGTCTTTCCATAGCAGTTGCATACATTTGTTGCCATTGTTGAACTTGTCTTGGCTCAATACCACCTAAAAAATTAGCAGCATGATATAATGATCCATATAAATAAATAGCTGGATGATTAGTTAAAATATAATTAGATGTATTTGAATCGGATAAAGCATCAAATTCTTTAAAGTAATTAATAACTCCTGTGTAAGATGCAGATGGACTTGGTGCAAATCTAAAATTATCTCCAAGTATTGTAAATGTGCTTGGCATACCAGATGTTGAACCGCCTTTTATTTGATCCATTTGTGCAGGAGTAATATATTTTAGTGCATACTTAGTACCACCTTGTAAAATATAAAAATCTCTTACTTGTAAAAAGCCAGTTGGTAAAGCTACTGTTTCAGAATCAATAGTAAAAGAACTATTTGTTTCATTCATTTTTCTAATTCTTAATTTAGAATTAAAATCTTTTTCAGTAAGAACTATAAAATCTTCTGATATTTCTGATGTTAAATCTGATCTGTTTAACCAGTTAGCAATTGATGTTTTTAAATCTGAATATGTTGCTAGTGCCATTATAATTTTCCTTCAGCAGTTCTAAAATATCTAAATTCGCTGCTATTTAATTTTTTCTTTAATATTTTTTTTTGAACTTCTGGTGGTAGTCCAAACCAATTACTATCACCATTATACTCATTTGCCCAGACACTTAAAGCAATAGTTGGAATACTGGCTACTCTTTTCAAATCTCTTGATTTAGAATAGCCATCATTCATATTTAGCAATTCTTTATTATGCTTTAGGTGTGAATCAATATTAACTTCTTCTTTAACTGCAATTTTACCTTCCATGTCATCTTTCATGTAAGTTGTTTTTTGCAATCCATCTAAAATTATATCTTTTTTCATTTGCCTTGACCTTTGTATCTTTTTTGTTTCTTCTGTCTTTTCTCTGATTTATTCAAAGATTTCTTGTGTTGTCTTGCACCTCTTTTTTTAGGCTTATCTCTTGGTATAAAATGGGTAAACTTTTGTTTAGCCATTAGCTAGACATTTCAGTAACTGAAACATTTGCAGTACCGATAGCAGCCATTTTCTCACCAGGTGAAACTTTAAAAATTTCAGGTTGGTCAACAGGTAAAAATATATCGTTAGCAGTTGCAGTTGGTGAACCACCAAAAACAATATGCACATCAGCATCAGCAGCTACTCTAACATATTCAGTTTGTGAACCAAATGCAGTTGAAGTTGCAACAGATGAGCCTGATGGTGAAAGTTTTTGTGTAGTTCCAGGTCTTAATCCATAATTAAAACTCATAGTTTTTCTCCTAATTAATTAGGGGGAAATACCGCTAGGCAAGATCCCCCATGTGTTTATTATCTTCTTATAACAAAAGTTACAACTGCTTTTGAAGTATTAGTTGATCCACCATCAGTAATCATTTCGATAGATCCACCTTCAGTTACAGTATTTGCACCAGTTGGTTCAGCTGTGTCTATTGCACCAGCAGAGCCTGAAGCTACGATAGAAATTCCACCGCCAGTAACTGCTGTTCCACCGATTTCAAAAGAAAGTGCGGCAGTACCAGTAATAGTTGCTTGATTAGCAGAAAGAATTTTTATAATTTTTCCGCCATCAGGTACAGCAACAAAAGTTGATGAAGCTGTTGATACATCTTCAATTTCAGCTGTTATAAAATAGTCGTTTAATGTTCTCATTTTATTGTCCTTTTTATTTGCTTCGTTCCGACTTTAAATAAATCTTCAAAGACCAAACAAAATTGTTGATTAAATATGATGGGGGATTTCTCCCCCACCACAAATTATTTATTATGAAGTAGTTAGGTCTGTAACCATTCCACTTGCTTTTTCATTTCTTGACTCAAGAGTGTACTCAGCAACCATAAATCTCTGATCTGCGTCAGCAGTCTGAGCTGGAGTTTGCAAAGCAAAATCTCTTAAGAAAGAAACTGCCCAGTAGTCCATCTCTAATACAAGAGCATCTTGACCTACTTTAGCAGCAGTAGCATTAGCACCTCTAATGAATCTGTTTGGAGCTACTTGCATAGTTCCGAAATCTGACTCATATACATCAATAGAAGTAATTAATCTTCTATCTTCAGCAGCGTCAAATCTTGTAGATCCACCAGTAAAGCCTGATAGTTTTTGTTTATTGAAAGCACCAACCATAATCATGTTAGGGTTTCCGCCTTGATTGTAACAACTTCTCAAAACACCTTTTAACTGATCTTCAGTAAAAGCTCTTTGAGTACCATCAGTTCTAGCAGCACCATTACCTGCACCAGATCCACCAGCACCTGCATCAACATTAGTTTCGATCCAAGTTTGGACTCCACCTAATTCTCTTGCAGTTGTAGCATCTCCAGCAACAGCAGCGTTGTTAGATAAAAGAGCAGTTTCCATATCTCTTTTTAACTCTTTCGCAGCTTTAGCTACTTGATAAGCTAACTCATTGTTTCTACCAGCAGATGTTACAGCATCATTAGTTCCTGATACTTGAACAGCTTTAGTAGAGATTTGAGTGTAGTTAGTTTCTTTAGTTGTCGCACTTTGAGTTCCATAAGAAATCGCAGCACCTTCAACCGCAGCATTTGCAGCCACATCAGCTAATGCGTCTGTTTGCCATTGGTGTGAAGTGTTTGTTGCTTTTGTTTTAGCAACGCCAGACATAAAAGGTGTTTCAGTTGGTGATATTGAATAAATAATATCTGCCAAATCTTCTCTTATGCCGACTGTTTGGTATGTTTGATATACAGCCATTGTTTATCTCCTTAGTAGGTTATTGTTTATAAATAACGAAGTAAAAGATCAGTAGCGTCTTTTGGACTTCCTGACTTTTTCAACGCTTTAATTTGATTCAACCTAGACTTAGAGTTTAATTCTTCTTTTGTACTTTTAACGCCTGACTTAACAAACTTAGTAGTTGGTTTAACTTTTTTAGAAACTAAACCAGGTTTAACTGATTTAGATTTTGTAAAGTTCATACCATCCATAATCACATCAAAATATCTTGAATCATAAATTCTTGCGACATCCTCATTTGAGAATCCTTTAGAACTTAAATAGTTCATAATATTTGACTTGACTGTTGCACCTTTTATAGGGTCAGCAATTTCTGGATGTTTTAAATGAAGTTTTTTTTGTTCTTCTTTTAATAACTCCTGAAACTGAGATTGCTGATGCTCTCTCAATTTTTGCTGTGCTTGTTGAATCGTTTGTTTTCTCTTTTGAATCCTACGATCTACTTTAGCAGCCTCAGTTGGATCTTCCTCCCAAAGAGCATCTAACTCTTTAGAATTCATATCGTTGTTAATTTCAGCATTCAAAGTAACGACTAAAGAATTTAAATCTTCCATCTTTGTTGAATACTGGTTTTTAAGACGATCTTCTTCGGCTTTTAGCTCTCTTTTTTCAATCGCTATCTCCTCAGTTTTTCGTCTATAGTCGGCATCTTTTTGATAACCTGCTTTTAATTCTTCAAGGTCAACATCAATCTTTTCACCATTGATAATAACTTGGTGTAGATCGGTTTCTTGTTCTTCAATCGCATTTTCATCTTCTGATGCTTCTTCTTCTGCAACTTCCTGAACTTGTTGTTCTGGTTGAGTTTCAGTTGGTTGTTCAACCTCAGTTTCAGTTTCTACTTTCGCTTCAACTTCTTCTTTTGGTTCAACTGGTGTTGCTTCTGCTTGAGGTTTTTTGATAACTCCTTTAGAGTCCATCAAACCTTCAATAGATTTAGCAGCACCTTGTACTGACACATTGTTCAGTAATGGGTTACTGTCAGACATTTAAGTCCTCCTATGGTTAAGCTGTCTTACGACTTGGCTTATTTCAACCTTTATGGTTAAAATTTTGTTTGGCGTTGTTGTTTTCTAAAATCTTCTAACTGTTTTTCTGCAAGTTTCCCTGTTTCAATTACAGTTTGAAGATGTTGTTCTACTTTTCCAACAACATTATAAGCAATCCAGAGTTTTTCTCTAGTATCACTTTCTTTAGCACCAGTTTTTTCAAGTAGTGCTTCAGAATAAAGTTTTTTTAGAGAATCAATCGCCTCTATAAAAATTTTATTCTCCAGTATCTGTTTGGCTTGGTTGGATCGGCTGATTTCCAGCGACCTGTCCGCCTGGTCTTTGATTTGCATCTAGTCCTTGTACTTGTTTGCTAAACATATTAGCAGATTTTTGGGCTTGTTCAATAATCTTAGTATCACTTGCCATCATCATCTTATCTAATTCTGCATCAGCTTTAATTTTTGTAGTATCTAACTGTGTATTATATTTTAAAGCCATTTCTTTAATCTTCGCTTCAAAATCTAAAGTCATTTCTTGAGTTTTTTGATTTAATTGTTGAGCTTGTAATTGAAGATCAGCAATTTTTCTCTTATTCTCAGCATCAATTCTTGTAAATTCTATTTTTTCAATAGGAGTTAATGGTGGTGGTTGTGGTGGAGGCATCATTTGTTTTCCAATATCAGGATCAACAAAATAACTTTCTACATTTTTAAGTCCAGCGTTCTCAATTACTTTAGATAAAGTATTATAAATATTTTTTAGAGTTACCATTGGCATCTCTTTTCCACCTTGTAATTGAAATGCTTGTATTTGTCTTTCCAAAATACTGTTTAACATTACAGTTTGTTGTTCTTTAGAACCAGTTCCAAGTCCTACGACAATAGAAATATTAAATTTATCTTTCCATTCTGTAGGTTTGACAGGAATATATTGGTTGTTTAACATAACCACTCTTTCTCTGTCCTGATATTTAACCATTAGTTCAAATATTTTTCTAAATAAATCTTTAACTCCTGTTTCAGCAAATATTCTAGCAATTAATTCTGAACGCATTTGAGTTTGCGTCATCAAAGTATTAACACCAGTTGCAGTTTTTGAATTTAAAGTATCTGCATCTAAACCTTGAGCAGACTTTGTAATCCCAGTTCTAGCTTCTCTAACTGTATCTAAGTAAGATAATAATGGAAATGCTTGTTGTGAAATTGGTTGAGCAGTCATTGGTTGCATCACTTGGTTTGGTGGTTGCTTAGTTCTAACTACACCACCTGGTCTAGTCGTTAAAAGATCATCCATATTTACCATACCATCCATGATCGCAACTCTGTTATTATTTGTTAAATACATATTGTCTAATAACTGACGCATGACAGTTGATTTCATTAATTGAATATCTTCAACTAATTCTGAAATTGATCTTCCATAAAATCTGTGTGGCATTGGAATAGGAGTTACAGTTACAAATGGAACATTATCGCAAGGCATATTTTCTAACACCATAGAACCATCATCCCCTGCTGAAACTATTCTTCTAAGTTCTGCAATACCATCTTCATCGTAATCGTATTTTACATAAGACTCATAGATTAAAACTTTTTCTGTAGATTTATCTGTAGCACTATCGACTGGATATTCGTCTATGTTTCTTTGTCTAGTAATTTCTTCAGTATTGTAAATATCTTCTTCGCTAGTTGGTAAGTCATTAACTTCATCTTCATCATAACCCATAGCAACTAGGTCTGATCTTGACATTAAAACTTTGTGAGAAACAAAATCGGCATCGTCAATTGATTTTGCATTTCTGTCAATCAAGAATTCTTCTGGCGGAATACTTTCAATTTTTATTTTACCAGTTTTTTTAGTTCGTTTAATTTTACAATTGTATAAAGTAAAATCTGGTTCTTGAACTTGAGATACATCTGCTCCTTGATCTTCATACTGTTCTAGTAGTGCCTCAAATTGTTCTTTTGCAGTTTCATCTTCTACTTCTTCTTCTTCAACAATTTCAATTTCATCTTTAGTATCTTCTAATAAATCTTTTTCAGCTTTAGTTAAATTTTTATAAGTTTCATGCTCAACCTTTTCGCTTTCATCATAATAGATTTTTAAGAAACCATTTTTTTCAATTAAAGCATCTTTAAAAAAATTATATAATAATTGGAAACCATTATTGTCTTTGTAGAACACATGATTTAAATATGCAGTTGCTTGTTCTGCTAATGGAACATCTTCGGCAGTTACCGGTTCGCATCTTACTACTTTATCTGATGCGGTAAAAACTCTTAGTAGGTTTGGCAAGATACTTTCGATTGTATCTGCAACATCAGTTGATACTACCTGACTACGACCATCTATTTCTGTTCCAAGTTTATCACCTAAATAATATTCTAAAGATTTTCTTCTAGACTCAGAAAGATTACCTCCTAAATACCCTAAAGCATTTTCTATTTGATTGGATAATAAACTTCTTAATTTAGGATCTGATAATTCGATTATTTTTTTTGCCATATTAAACTATATAATTTGTGTCCACATGAATTGGTGTGTTCCAATCCGATCTTTCGATAGGTTCTGTCACAGCTCCATATCGTACTGAGTCTGCAAAGTGTGATGCCCAGTTATGCAAAGGTTTATTCCTAAAACAATTATTTTTTTCATCCCAGCGTTTGCAATATGATTTTAATGCCTCAACCAACTTTTTGCAATTGTTTTTATGAAAGTAGCACTTAGGCAACATTCGTCTTACTTGCTCAATACCATCTTCTACACTAAGTTTAGGTGCTATGTCAAATTCTAGTCCCATTTCTTTAGCTGTTTCCCATCTGGATTTATTCGTTCCAATCTCCCTAACTCTAATATCATGGGGAGCTATATGCTTTGAGTAGTTATAAGGTTTACTGTCTATAACATTTAAATAATGCTCTAAACCCTCACCTGCATTTTCATAGCAGTCAATTATTCTAACCTCATCATTGTGTCGTTGAGCAAAGGTAATCACAGTAGAATCATTCATTCCTAAATCCCACCATGTTTCAACCTCTAAATTATCATCTATATCAAAATTTTTAACATTTCCTTTTTCTTCTAATTCCTCAATCGTCTTACCATAGTAAGAACCGGATATTCCAGCTTGGAATGAACATTCAAACTCTTGAGCATAACTTTCTGGCGACATCGTTTGTTTCGCAGCATCTAATTCATCCTTTGGAATGATATTGGTTTCACTAGCTTTGAAGATCGATGTAAACCAATCTTTATTGTGTTTAGCATTTTCATGTAAATCAAAGAACCAGTTTCTTCCCATCGGTGTGCCTATAAAAATAGCAAAGCCTTTTCTGTCCGACAAACAAGGTCTTAAAATGGTATCAAAAAGGTCTGGCGAAAGGTTTTGTGTTTCATCGCAAACTATCCCATCAAAATACTGACCTCTTATGGCAGCACTATTTTCACCGCCTAAAATTTGTATTCTTGAATTATTAACTGAGAAATCTACCCTAAGTTCAGACTCATTGAATTTTGTTCCTGGTATGGCAGAGGAAAATTGTTTCATATAATCCCAAGCGGTGCTTTTTCCTTGCAACCGGTAAGGAGAGATAAAAGCAAATCTAGGATAGGGTTTAGTGCTTGTTAGAGCAGCTCTAATTAAGTGATTGATAGCAAATACAGTCTTACCCCCTCTACGATGAACAATGACTACATTGAAGCGGTTCTTATCGCATTTTTCATGCAAAAAATTTTGGATTTTTCTTGGTGCGTAAGGAATTACAATTTGTTTCATTTTAAAACAAAACCCCCCTTAATGAATTGTTTCATTTGAATCTGGATAATCGTCTGGCAAAATAAATTGTGTTCTTAAGAACTCAGAAAAGTCTTCAGCTTCATCGTTTGTTTTAAAACCTTGAAAATGTGTAATCACAATTGGTTTTTTTGTCGTTTTATCTTTCATAATGAAGATTATTGTTTTTAGAAATCTATCGTCCATGTGTTTGTAGCATACATTAATTTTAATTTAACCGGTAACACAAAATCAGGTAGCCACCAATTAAAAACCCCCCATATTTAGTAATTCAAAACCAATAACCAACTAGTTACAACCATAAATTTTATATCAATAAGTTATGCGTTATCACTAGTAATGTTCCGATAATTAATCGTTATCAGAAAGTTCGCTATTTGTTCTCCTTTTGTGATAATTTTGCAACACCTTGTATGTATGATCTGCTTTTTATGTGTGCAAGTTTCACCAAACATTCAATAAAATCAAGGTTTTTAAATACTTTTCTAAACATAAATAATGTTATTTACTCCAAGAAATTGACAATGGTTGTTCCTTATCACCTTTTAAAGTTAAAGTTTCTGCCTGTTTACCATACTTTTTAGCACTCAATTTACTTGCAGACCATTGATTGTGAGCTGTTATAATTTTATAAAGATTAACTAAGTTCTGAGCTGACTTGGGATCTACAAAACCATTCTCAATTTTAGACTCTAAATCTTTTCGTTTGTCCTCTAATTCAGAAAGTTTCAAATCTATGCTTAATTCCTTTGACTTGACATACCGCATCATAAGATTGTCATCATTAATAAGTTCTTTTCTAAATGATTGCCAAGTATAATTGGTAATTATATTAAAAGTTTCTCTGATAGTCTTACCATCTGCAATAAGCTCTAAGATTTGATCGGCTAATTTTTCGGTCAGTTTTTTTTTTCTTGGCACTTTATAATAATTCTAAATTAGTGTGAGTCCTCCAGTTAGAAAGGAAAGAAAGAAAGGTATCTGAAAGACTCACTAGTTAATTAACTTAATAGGCTAAAAACAACTAAAAGAGGGAGCT